TAGATATTCGTATCATATAAACAATGTTGGACAAAATGCAAATAATCAGGGTTATGTGTTTATGGGATATAATGCAGAGGCACAGGATATGGCACAGAGTGGTTGGAATTATACTTCTGATACAGATCATGTGACACTTTCATTTTGGGTCAAGTCAAGTATAACTCACACTTTTCTACTTACTCTTTACACAGCAGATGGTACACCACAAGATTATAATGTACTTTTTCCTGTTCAAGCAGATACATGGAAAAAGATAATTGTGACAGTACCAGGTGATCCTGATATAACATTTGATAATAATAATGACTATGGATTACAAATAATGTTTAATCCTTATCTTGGTTCTCATTATACATCTGGAAGTACTCTTAATAGCTGGCGAGATCATGCTGGTTATACTTCAAGACCTGATATGGATGATAAATGGTGGAAAACAGCATCAACATTTGAAATTACAGGAGTTCAACTTGAACTTGGCCAAAACGCCACTGAATTTGAACACCGTCCTCGTGGTGAAGAACTTTTACTTTGTCAACGTTATTACGAAGGTATAATTATGGGTACTGGAACCGCATTGATGAGAACTTATACCAACACTGCTGGTTCTCCAACAAATGTATCAAATGTTGGATATGATTATAAAGTTGAAAAAAGAGCAACTCCTACGTGGTCATTAGAGGGAAATGCTACGTGGCATCCAAGTGGAACTTCTGGTATGAGTGCATATCCTTCCACATCAACTTGCTTATTTCAGCGTAATGATACTACGCATCAGTTCTTAGCTGATGGTGTTGGTGATTTATGTGGATCTTTTAGTGCCGAATTCTCATAACTATGTCTAACAAATATAAAATAAATCAAATCCAGATCGGTATTAATACTGTTCAAACAATTATTACCACTACATCTGAAGGTAAATTATTACATATACCTATAGACGAGGGAAACACTGATTATCGACAATTTGTTGATGATATGTATGAAAAAGGACTTGGAATTGTAGAGGGTGCAGATTACGTTGGTGTTACCACTTATACTGATGCTCGTAAGGCAGAATATCCACCACTCGAAGAACAATTAGATAAAATTTATCATAGTGGAATTGATGCTTGGAAGGCAGATATAAAAGCAATCAAAGATAAATATCCAAAAACTCAGGTCGGTATTACTTCAATCGCACCAATACCTGATTGGGTAAATACAGCACTCTTCAATAAACAAAAAGAAGAATACATAAAAGCAAAGGCAAGATTAGAACAATATGAACTATCTGCTGGTCTAAAAGATGAAGAGGGAAAACATATCATCATGCCAATAGCTATTGAAATTAATGGAGAAAGAAATCCATTAGTCGTTGCAGATGAATTAGAGAGAGCAGCAGCACAAGAAGTAATTAATAATACCCCACAGGCAGTAATAGAATCAGTAAATAGTTAATATTATTCTTCTATATCCCAATGCCACTTGATTGACTTGATGAAGTCAAATGTATCGTCCATATATGTTTTATCATCATTGTCATATTTCCATTCACACAAGTAATTTCTCATTTCCTGTATAGTCTGGAAATTACCTTTGTGGTCATAATTTTCGTCATACAGATGATACTTTGGCATTGTCGTGATTCGCTAACATTATCTATATATGTTATAATAAAAGAAATTATTTGTCAAGTGTATGTATGAACCCCAAGTAAATGATTATGTTCGTTGGACAACGGAGTTAGGAGCAGTTCATGAAGGGTGGGTATATTATAAAGGTAAATCACACGATAATGAAAAGAGAATAAAAAATGGGTGGATACCTATAACAAATTACATAACGATTGAGATTGCAACTAAACCAAGACCACAGTGTAATGTATCTACATTCTTACATAAAAGGATTCACGTTTGTCTATGTTGTTATGAGGACAACTGGAATGAATTAGAATTTATAAGAAGAAGAATATCAAAGCAAGATGATCGTGACCCTGATGCAGAGATTAGTTATGGTGCATATAAATCTCAACAATATAGGCCACTTGACCCACAATGATTAATCCGATTAGTGTCATATTATCAATTTCTTCGTTGTTCATTTTTCTGAGGATATTACAAAAGAAAATTGAACCAGAGGAATTAATGCGTCCACAAAATCCATACAAAAATGTTCGTGATAGTGATGAAGAATACAGTGAAAAGACAGACTATAAGTAAAAATACATAATTACGATATGTTTCAATATTAGGGTTTCCTGACTATATAATGGTAGAATTAAACGGAGGCTAAGATGCTCTAAACTCTTCATATTATGAGTTTAACTTAACCAAATGGAGACAACTATGCACAACTTAATTTCATTTAATCAACTGGCTGGATCAAAACATACGTTTGAACCACAAAATGATAAAATCGCAGACTACTACGAGTGCATAGTAGAGTGTGAAGACGATCAGCATATATGTAAACGAATGTGTAAGGAGGTACTACTCTAAATGTAGGATTCAATATAGACCCTTGACTTTTTAAGTCAGGGGTTTTATAATGGAAGAAAATATATCTTTATGAAACCCTTGTCTAAAATTAAGCATCAAATCAAGTCTGGAAAGTATTATCTCTTCTGGGGTGCGTGTACTATCGCAGTGATGGCAGGTCAAATTTATGTTGGTGCTGGCTATCGTTCTATGTCTCAAGAAGTCAAAGACCTTACTGAGATTATTACAATCAAAATGGAGTGGGAAGAACTAAGAGAAAGAACAGGAGGAATAATTTATTGAAGAAAGTAGAAAGACACAGATATAAAGATAAAAAAATTATCCAAACAAGAACCCTTATCTTTGAACCATATTCGTATGATGAGATTTATACTGTAATTGAAAAAATACAGGATAACTTATCAAGTGATTTTTTGAAAGGTAAAAAAGTGTTGATGTATCCTGATGACATAACAACAAACAAGTATTATGGCCATTGTTACCACTCTTCACAAGCATTATATTATCTAATAGACACAGATAGATTAGTGCCTATGAGTGGAGAGGATTACAGAGGAGAAAAACATTGGTGGTTACAAGATGGTAACAACATCTATGATGTAACAGCAGATCAATACTATAGTAAATCAGAAAAACCACCACATTCAAAAGGAAAGAAAAGTTCGTGGTATGGTTGGAAACAGAGACCACAACAAATTTCACTTAATCTTATGAAGAGGGTGTTGACAGATCGTTTAGTATCTGATACAATAATAAATAACAGTGCATCGCTTAATGGTGCATAAATTTCAATTAACGGAATTATGAAAATTAGAACACAAGAATCTCCCAATGAGATACGGGATAAGTATCTCTATAGTCCTTTTATAGATTTTATTAATAATAAAAAAGACAGAGATAAGAGAAAAGATAAAATAAAAATATTTCAAGCAAGAACAGGATTTGGTAAAACCTATGGTAGTCAAAATATTTTGATGCCAGAGTTGTTTAATTCTCATGGTGTCAATCTTATTGTTTACGCAGTTCCTAATACAGAAAATATTGATCCAATTTCATTTAAATTGGCAGGAAAAAACTATGGTTATATTTTTACATCTAATGTTTTTGAATTAAAATCTTTGCTTGCCAAAGGAGCTAGAGTTGTATTTGGTGCTACCCACTCATATATTAATGTAAAGAAAAATAGAAATATCTTAGAGGAATTAATAAAAAAATATAAAAGCTCATGGTTTATTGAAGAATGTCATTCGTGGTTAGGTGTTACAGAGCATCAATTTTATGAAGAGGTTATGGGTTATAACACACCAGTATATAAGGGAACTGTCTGGAAATTAGCCGAATTAGTTTTAAAAAATACTGATTTAGTTTTTGGTATTACAGCAACTCCCACAAAACAACATAGAGGTGTTTGTGGCACTTTAAAATTTGAAGTGATGAATAAATGGTGTTCAATTAAAGATAGTTTATTCTTGACTAAATGGGGAACATATCTTGAGTATAAAGGTTATGACATAAAAACTGTTATATCTAATCGTGGTAAATCAGATTCTATAGCTGTTATTGATGAGAATAGTGCAAAATCAAACTTGAGAAAATACATTACAGAGTGGCATTTACCAAATGTGCAAAAATTGGTAAAATTTAGTAAGTATGATAAAAATATTGTTACAAAATTGACATCTATGATTTTGTGTGGTGGAGATAATAATACAAGATTATCACTTCATTTAGATAATGTGATTGAGTATTTAATTGAATTTTTACTAAAAAATAATTATTTAACCTCTATGCAATCCATTGCAGTTATGAGAGATAATCAAAAGGGATTTTATGATCTTTGTGGAAATTTTGAAAAAGCAACTGATGAAGAAATTATAGATGCTTTGAATGACCCTGATGAAGATGCTGAATTTTTGTTAGTTAATCATAAAGGTAGTGCAGGTATTAATGTTCATAACTTAACTGGAACTTGCTCCCTAAAAATTAGAAACCCTAAGAAAAAAGATGTTACCGAATTATCCAGACAAAGAATTGGCAGATTGTCAAGACTTAACAGTGGTCATGGACATATTTTAAGAAGTAAGTATGATATGGATCTTGAACTTATGATGATGAATTATTGTGATGATTTTGGAGTAGACCCACATATATTTTATCAAACTTTGATGACAGCTAATGTGTTTCAATTTAGATACCCATCAACACCTGGTGGTCAGTGGGAACGTGCTACTGAGGAGTTTGATGAAAAATATACTGCTAGTAAAGAAATTGTAGACCCTGTTGTCAAATCTATTATTTTTAATGATGATGAATACTGCCCAGCTTGTGGGCAACTTCTATTACATAAAGATGTTGTTAATAAGTTTGATGGTAAATTCATTAAATTTGACGAATTTAATTTTGACAAAATTGAAGAATCACTTGAAGTCTAGATATAGGACAAATTAGTAACTGTCATATCCCCTTGAAAATGGGGATATTTTTTGCTATAATAAGAGTAATTCAATTTTATTATGACACCAGAAGAAAAGTATCGTGATCTGTATGTTCAGATGTATGATCTATGTAAAGAACAAGGTTGGGGAGACCCATTCTCTTATGCACGTTCAAGAGAAATTTATATGGCTGGTTTACTAGGTCATAAAGTTGCAGATGATTATTCTGGAGAAGATGCAATAGATGAAGATGGTGGTTGTGAATACAAATCCACCATAGGTAAGAGTGTTAATGGTACATATAATGGTATCAGTGTTCAAGACTCTTGGGAAGAACAGGAGAAATATATCGTGGAGGATAAGATTGGTAAGTATCAAAATCATTACTATGCAAGATTCAAAGAGGGTAAAGTTGAGGAAGTATGGAAATTAAATTGTGATGATGTCTTAAAGTTATTGTTACCAAAGATTAAGAAGCAGTTTGATGAGGGTACATCACACAAGAAAGACCCTAGAATAGGTGTAAGTATTGGACAAAAAGAGATTGAGAATTATGGCCAAAGAATTAGATAGTGGTAAATTAATGTATTCGAGTGGTAACAATGATGAGTGTTACACACCTGACTATGGAGTTGAACCAATACTTAAATATATTCCAAAAGATGCCACAGTTTGGTGTCCTTTTGATACAGAAGAGAGCCAGTTCGTCATACAAATATCGAAACAAAACAAAGTTATTCGTTCTCATCTGGAGAGTGGTCAGGACTTTTTTGATTATGAACCAGAGGAGTGGGATATTATTATATCAAATCCACCATTTACAAACAAAAGAAAATATTTTGAGAGAGCATTATCATTTAATAAACCATTTGCTTTGATTATGACTAACACTTGGTTAAATGATTCAGCACCAAAACAGTTATTCAAAGATAAGGATTTACAGTTACTTATGTTTGATAAAAGAATGAAGTTTGTAAGTCCTGATGGTAGAGACAATGATAAGATCACATTCAGTAGTAGTTATTATTGTTGGAACTTTCTACCGAAGCAAATCATAATGGAAGAACTAGATGTGCCACCTAAGAAGGTGTCACAAAAAGTATTCACACCATTAACAGAATTGCTATACTAATATTATTAATGAGATTTTGATGAAATTACGTTCACATCAGTTAGATTCACTTGTTGCTATGCAGCAGTGCGATAAAGGTCAGGTTATTGTACCCACTGGTGGTGGTAAGACAATGTGTATGATTGAAGATGCAAAGTATAGATTCAATAATACTAGAAGAACTATCGTTGTGGTTGCTCCTCGTATCTTACTTGCAAATCAGTTGTCAGCAGATTTTCTTGAGCATATTACTGACGTTAATGTGCTTCACGTTCACTCAGGAGAGACACATCACACTAGCACTACAAAACCAGAAGAGATAAAAACATTTTGCATTTATCCTCTACATTTACATACAATCATATTCACTACATATCATTCATTACACAGAATACAGGAAGCAGATATTGATGTTGATACAATATATTTTGATGAAGCACATAACTCAGTTCAGAAAAACTTTATCGAAGCAGTTGAGTATTATTCAATATATGCACAGAGATCATACTTCTTTACTGCTACACCAAAGCACAGTTTGACACCTAAGAAAGTTGGTATGAATGATAGTGACATTTTTGGTCAGGTTATTTGTAATGTACCAGCTCCTAAGTTAGTTGATGAAGGTCACATTTTACCACCAAAAGTTGTGGTCAAAAAGATTGACGTTACTGACGATAGTAGATTTGGTTATGAGAAAGATTGCGACCATATTGTAGAAACGATTGATGATGTTGATGTTGATAAAGTTTTGATATGTGCAAGATCAACAAAGCAAATTGTAAATCTAATTGCACTCTCAAAGTTTGTTAGTGAGTTAGCGTGGAGAGGTTACTCTTATATGTACATCACTTCAAAAACTGGTGGAGTGATTGATGGTCAGAAAGTGACAAGAGAAGAGTTCTTTGATACTCTCAATGCTTGGGGTAAGACAGACAAGAGATTTGTAGTTTTACATCACAGCATACTATCAGAAGGTATCAATGTCAATGGTCTCGAAGCAGTATTGTTTTTGAGATCAATGGACTATATTGGTATTAGTCAATCTATTGGTCGGGTGATTCGTAAGGGAGACATCACCAAGCAGTTTGGTTTAGTATGTATTCCAGTATATGACAAAGTTGGTATCAGTACATCTAAGAAAGTACAGGCAGTTGTTGATACTGTATTCAAAGATGGTCAGCCAGCAATTAGCATAGTTCGTAGTTAGTATGCTATAATGTAAACGTTATGAGTTAAAACAATGCACGATTCAACACTTGATTTATTTGCAAAAGTTGGTATTGATTCCAACGATATTGAGGCTCTGGCAGCATATTATGAAGTCACTTGTGACTATTATATGGAAGAGTTTTTAGGACTAGAGGACTTGATAGGTTGAAGGACACAATATTATTTGGAGATTGTAGAAAAACAATTTCAACAATAACTGAACCAGTAAAAATGTGTGTCACTTCGCCACCATATTATGGACTTCGTGACTATGGAGGAGAGGAGAACCAGATCGGTATGGAAGAATCCCCAGAGAAATACGTTGACCAGTTGGTCGAAGTGTTTAGAAATGTAAGGGAAGTCTTAACTGATGATGGAACACTATGGTTAAATATAGGAGATAGTTATTATAACTATCGTAGTGATGGAAACTATCCTAAACAAACAGTAAGTAAGACTCGTCAAGATTTACCTACTAAAACACCTGTTCGTGGCAATAAACTAGAAGGGTATAAAAGTAAGGATTTAATTGGAATCCCTTGGCTTCTGGCATTTGCATTAAGAAAAGATGGGTGGTATCTAAGGCAAGATATAATATGGAATAAACCAAATCCTATGCCAGAAAGTGTGAAGGATAGATGCACAAAATCACACGAGTACATTTTTCTATTAAGTAAAAGTAAGAACTACTATTATGATAATGAAGCAATCAAAGAACCAACCAAAGAAAACGGAGCAGGATCGTATTCTGGAATTGCAAAAGGAAATACAACAAAGAATAAAAGGTCTGTCTGGACAGTAAATAAGAAACCATACAAGGGAGCCCATTTTGCCACGTTTCCACCAGAATTAATTGAACCTTGTATCAAAGCTGGTAGTCAGAAGGGAGATATAATTCTTGACCCTTTTATTGGCTCAGGAACTACTGCTATGGTTGCAAAATCTTTAGGTCGGCATTATATTGGGTGTGAGTTACACGAGTCTTACAATGATTTAATTCAAAATCGTGTTTCACAGTACACTATAAACTTGGAAGATTTCGTTTGAATGTGCCAGTTTGTTAGGTTACACACACATACTTGCATTATTCGTGAATCTGGTTTATATTAAGAATGTCGAAACAAACCATCAGGATTAAGGCAAGGGTGGGCGACCCCAGAGGAAAATGCCCTTTATGTGTGGAGACCTCTTAGTTAGTTGAGTTTTGTTTCGACCCGCCCTTTATAAAAAAAATTATGGAATTTGAGTTTGAGTACGATTTTCAATACAAAAGTGAAGATGAGTACCTTGATTCGTTAATGGAACATCATCAAGATGGTTGGATTGGTGTAAGAGAAACACTTGACCCAGAGACGGAGAAGTTACTTAAAAAGTTTTAATTGCTACATATAGTGTGGAATGAGTATATTTGTATCAATAAACTACTAAATTCACTTACGAGGTAATTATGTCTCAAACTATCCCAGAAAGCAAGAAGTTGACAAGATATAGAGTGACCTTAGATGTAATGATTGATGATAACGATTGCCTAAATCCGTATATGTGGAATTGGTATAACCTATTACAATTAGAAGGAAAAGAACAAGTTAATGATATATACGTTGAGGACTTAGGAGATTATGGCAAATGGGAGAGTAATAAGTAACAACTCTCGTGACAGTTAACAAGGTGTCCACTTTTTGTTGATTCCTTGTTTTTTTATTATTACAATGGCCACATAAGTAATTCATTCACTATGAAAAGAACACACTACTACAGTATTGGTTCAATGCTAACTGATGAAGAAGTCCATCAAATATGGGAGATAGTCGGTAATGCACTTGACAGAAATGGATTTGTAGATGCTGATGGAGAACTTTCAATTCGTGTCTATGATGAGACACTTAAAAAAAATGTAAAAGTACTTGACAAGAGTTTACTATGAAGTTCAACGTAACAGAAATTGAGTTCGATCTCAACGATAGTTTATCAGAAGAGTATCAACTAACATTTGATGATGAAATTTCACTTCGTGATGATGCACTTGGTGTTTGGGAGGCTGATGATGAGGACGATTTGATCGAAGAAATCACTACAGCTAGTGGTTGGTGCATCAAATCTATAGATTATGAGATTCAACTCAAATAGTATAGTGTTGATACACTTTTGCTCCTCTCAGGATCGCCTGTGGCTGCCCTGTAAAAACATTTAGGTATAATAGTAAGGCCCCCAAAACTATGAAAAAATGGATTTTAACTGATACTTTCGATTTTCATTCAAAAGATGCCCATTACTGGGAATTTGATGATTTTATGGAAGCAAAAGAAACTGGTCAATCCCTTGTTCACTCTATAGGTACAAATTACTTATGGAGATCAACTAAAGGTAATCCAATTAAATGGATAAAGTTTGGTTGATGTGACAATTTTATTAGTGTCACATAAAAATCCTATTCGTGTCGAATAGGTACTATTATAATAATGTAAACAGATTTTTTTATTATGGACGACATCAAAGAAG